GATGCGGCCTTGCGCTTGCGCGGTGGCCTGATGGGCTTGGGTGCTGGCTTGGGTGCGACCGAGCTGTCGATCGCCGCCTCGACCGTGCCGGCATTTCCGGTTGTCACTTCCGCCAGCTCGAGTCTTGGGTTTTCACTTCCGGGCTGCGGATCGAGGCGCCGAAGTGCCAGGGGATAGGTCTCAAGCATCCACGCGGGGACCTCACCCCTCGCACCAAGACGCAACCGGGTAAGCGGCGGATCGGCTCGCCCCAAGCGTCGATGGACCTTCGGGATGCGCGCCACGACCTCGACACGGACCATCTCGACAGAAGCATCTTGCATGAGGCGAGCCCTCCTAGTTTCGGCCTAGAGGAAACCGGCCGGCAGATCGGCAGACAACCGAACGAAGGTCTCGTAGCCGGTAATCTGGTAACCGATCCGGGCGGTGATGGTGTACTCGACGGCACGCTTGCGGGGCTGGAACTCACTGTCGACCCGCATGTTGCGAAGGATGCCGAAGAACATGAGCTGGACCGGCGTCAAGAAGACCCGAGGCGGAAGATGGGGCTCGGGCCACACCGAGCGGCCGAAGTAGCGAAGCGACGGTAGCCCGTTGATCAGGACATTGTCGCCGAGCGCCGTCTCACGCTGTTGGACCTCGTCGGCATACAGCTCGGCGGTACCGGTCGGCACGAAGAAACCGTAGTCGCTGCGCGCCTTGTGCCGCTCGGGCAAGGCCTTGTGGATCAACCGGAACAACGCCGCGACCGGGGTGGTCCCGGCCGGTGCGCCCGGCGTGGTCACCACGGTCGGCTGATCGACGCCGTCGCCGGTGTCGGCCGATCCTGCGCCCGACTGGGTCGGAGCGCTCGGGTCGGTGTTGATCAGCTTTGCAAAGCCATCGACGATCGGAATGAAGTTCCCGGCGCCGCCGGTGTCGCCATTCCAGCCGAGGTCATTGAGGTCGGTTCCGAACTGCCGCGCCAAGACGCCGGCGATGTGATTTTCGGCATTCGCTCTCTCGATGTTGTCTTCCAAGAACGAGAGAGTGATGTCTTCGGCCCAAATGACCTCCTTGGTCGAAAGCGTGCTCCCCCGGAAACCGATGGCGTTGGCTACTGTCGGCGCCGTGTTCTCGGTCGCGGCGACGATCTGGCGCTTGTTGACGAACAACTGGTCGAGGCGAGCCTCGGGGCTGATCATCCGGCGGGTCGTCACCTTGGACAACATCGCCTGCTCTTGAATGATCAGGTCGATGAAGGCGTCGGCCACATCGATCGGGAGCTTGCCCGAGGAAGCGATCGCCGTGGTGTCGGCGGCGCGAGCCTGGTAACCCGGAATGCGATCAGGGTCACCGCGGGAGTACTCCGCGATAATCGCCTTGTGCCGCTCGGGCGTCATGAACGTGCCCTTGTAGTCGGCGTGGTCAGGCGCGTCGGTAACTCGGGTCGAGCCAGTGACACGGCCGATACCGCGCATGTGGGCTTCGAGCAGCCGCATTTGATCGCTGATCTTGCCAAGGGCGGCGTCGAGCTCGGCCTGCTTCTCGTCGAGCGCGCGTTCGAGCGCTTGGACCTTCTCGCTGCCCGGGTTCAGGCCCTCGTCGAGCTTCTCGTCGAGCTGGCGGTGAACCTCGTCGACGGCGCGCTTGATGCTGCCCTCGGCGAGGCTGAAGATGTCCTTTGCGATCTCGGAGCGCTCGGCGGTCGATAGTGTCTCGAACTCGGTCTCTTCCGCTGCGGCTTCGTGCTTGATCGCGCCGTCGTCGTCGTCACGGATTCTCTTGGTCGGCATCTGTTTGACCCCATAAGTCGCGCAGCTCCGTTCTTAAGAGCTGGCCGGTGGTTGCCATTGCCCGGCGTCGTCGGCTCATGCCGACGGCCGTCTTAACAACCGCCTTGGGGTCGATATCTACGCGCTGCCGCGGAGACCCGTTCGAGCGGGAAACCTCAAGCCACCGAATAACGCGCTGTTCCACGTCCGACGGCTCATGCCCTAAGTCATACATCGAGGGAAAGGCATTCGTCAAAACCGTTGCGTTTCGGTTCGCCGGGATCGGAACCAACGAAGCCTCAAGCATCTCGGTCTCGGTGAACACGACGACGCTACCCTTTCGGTCGTCCTCGCCCTTCTCGACGCGGAAGTCGCGCACCGATAGGCCGATCGAGACGGCGCGAAGGAACCCCTCGCTTACCATCCGAAATGCCTGCTCGGCTTTCTCGTTCACTGAACCAGGTGCAAACTCGACCTCGATGTCGAGAGAGGCCGAGGCGTCGCTCGCGTCTCGGGTCAAGCTCGTGACTTGCGTCGAGAGTACGCGGCCGATCACGTTGGTGATGTCCGGCGGGCCGGTGAAGCTGCCATAGCCACCGTGACCCCACAGGAAGACCGGGTTTGATTCAAACGCCTTCGTGTCGATACCCCTCGGGTCGATCCTGGTGTTCATCCGATCGAGGCTGTCGTCGGAGAGGCGGAACTTCGCCCGCCGCTTCAAATCGCCCTTGCCACCCGCTCGGAGTAGCTCGCATCCGGCGGCTCTAACGATGGTGCTGTGAGCTTCTGTCATGACTTCCGCCTTTGCTTCATTTGGACGTTCATCGTGCAGCGGCAATTGATGATGTTGCCCGCGGACCCGCGCGGGTCGAGCGGGTGCCGCAAGGCCTCGCCCGAAACGACGAACTCGTCGTTGACCTCTCGTTCCTGGCCATGCGCGCTGGTGTGGCCCGGCCTGGTGTGCTCGTCGAGGATGGCGTTCCACGTCTTGATGAACGTCACGTCGAGGCGCCGCTCGGCCATCTTCATATGACGGTTCTTGCCATCGTTCAGGGCGAAGCTCGTCTCGGTCCTGCACACGGTTTGAGCTCTACCTGACTTGGCCTGGTCATAGATGCGCGAGACTTCCTCGGCGACGTCGTCCGGCGTGGTGTCGAGCCCTTCCTTCTTCCGTGCCCTGATCAGGTTCCGAATACCCCTGGCAATCTGGCGCCGGGTGGTCTTGCGAAAACGGCGGACTCTGATTTCGGCTTGGCGCAGGATCGAGGCGCGTCGCTTCTCCAGGACCGGGCCGACGTCGACCAGGTCGCGCCCGGCTTCCTCTCGTAGGATGTTCCACCCGTTGACGAAGCCGTCGCGCAGCATCTTGTTCCAAGCGTTCGACCAGCTCTTTGTCTGGCCGGCGTGGATCGTCGAAAGCAAGTCACGCTGTAGATCGACCTCGGCCGCCGTCTGCTCGAACTCGATGACGTCCTCGTAGATCAGCCGCTCGGTACCATCGAGCCCCAGCTCGGCGAACTCCCAGCAATCGGCCTCGAAGTCGGCGTGAAAGACGCCGCGCGAACTGATCTTCGGCACCCGCTTTCTGGACCTGATCTCTTTGACGACCCGAGACTGTTCGGCGCCCAACAGCGCGCGGAACCTGCGCAAGCAATCCCGTTCCATCCGATCCTGGATGTTCTCGAAGGTCGAGGCGACGGCCCGCATTTCTCGATCTGATAGGGGTAGGATCTCAGGGAGAAGGGAGCGGGCTTGCAGTGTCGAGATGACCTCGTCGCCGGTGAGACCTTCGAGCCCGAGCTCGACCGGCTCCGTGTGATAGACTGTTACGTCGCTACCTTCGCGGGCAAGGTCGATACCGATTATCTCTTGCTCACCAGGCGCCGGCAGTGCGCGAGCCTCGGCACTATCGTCCTTCTCGACCTCGGGGATCTGGCCGTCGCCCTTCGCGTCCTCGCCACCGCCGCCACCGAAACCACCACTCGCGGCCGCCGGCTCGCGCGGCGCAAGGTCGGCACGAATAGGCCGATCACGGCTCGGTGAGTAGACGTCACCACCTTCGATCTCGTCGCGGTTGGTTTCCTTCCGGTATTCGTTGACGGTGATCGCGCCCCGATCATAGGCGGCGTTGGCCCGTGACACGGCAAGCGCCATGTCCTGGTCGACCGGGTTCTCGAACCGAAAGAAGACATCAGGACCCACGCCGAGGCGCGGCAAGACGTAGCGGTTCATGCTGTCTTCGATCATGCGCAAGCGCGGGCGCAGGGCGTCGGCAGCAAAGGCGCGGTTCACGTCGACGGCATTGGCTCGGTTGACGTCCTCGATCAGTCCGAGCTTGGCCGAGGGGACCTGATAGATAGCGAGGACCTCGTCGCGGTTCATGCGGGCAAGGTCGAGCCAAGCAAGATCCTTTAGGCTCGTGCCGACCTGCTCGAAGCTGGCGCCGTTGCCGATGACCGCGATGTCGTCGGGGTCGGCCCGCTGGTTCTTCCACCTAGCCTTGACCGCCTCGGCCTGCTCTGGCGTGACCTTTTGTTCCATCGAGAGGATGCCCGGAGGCATCCCGCCGCCCTCGATCATGGCGACGCCGTAGGCCTTGGCGTACAGGTCGAGGTCGACCGTCAACGCGACCTGCTCGATCGGCGAGGCGCCAAGCCACGGGATCGAGGGGTGAGGCCGATAGGTCCAGACGACGTCCTGGTGTGGGATCGTCATTTGCGGCTGGCCCGCTATCCGCACTTCCCAAGCGTCGAAGACCTGTAGGCGGTCGTTGTAGTGCGGCAAGACCTGTTGAGGGTAAAGCGGCTGAATACCGAGGACCTCACTGGTCGGGTCGCCCTCGGTCCTGGTCACGAGGTACCAAAACATCGAGCCAGTCGTGTCGAGGTGCTTGACCGAGAGTTCGAGCAGCGTTCCAAGATCCATCAACAGGGATGGCATCTTGAGGACCTCGGGGACCTGGTCGAGTTCGAGCTTCTCGATGTCCTCGGGGTCGGGTCCGGTGTCCCTGCACAGGAACCAGGGCTGTTGCCTGACCCCCGAGGAGAGCACGTTGACGCACGCGGCCACCCACCCCCGATAGGCGTTTAGCTGGTCGTCGGCTGTCTGGCGCCTGTCGATCTGATAGGCGCCGAGCTGCATAGGGATGATGCCGTGCGAGGTCGGTCGCTGGTCGGGTAGCTTCTGACCTCGCAGGACCGCCCAAGCTTGCGGCAAGCGGCCAAACATTGGCGAGCCCCCTAGGGGCCGTCCGCAACGACGCCGGTACCGTAGATAGCCGCCGGCGGAATCCCCATCTTGACCGCTGCGAAGTCCCGCACGCCAAAGCCGATACGGGTGGTGACGACGTAGTCGATGGCGCGCAGCCTCGGCAGAAACTTGGCATCGACCCGCATGTCTCGACCCGTGGCCACGACCAGGTTGGCCGCCGGCGTACACATCACCCGGTTCTTCTGGTCGGCGTCACTGTGGCGCCGTTCCTCGCCGACGATGCGCTCGCCCTGAAACCCTCGCTCGACGATGTTGGGGCCGACCGACCTGGTCGTCACGACCTTGTCACCGCCGGCGGCCCTGGTCTCGATCTCGAAGCGCTTCAAGGCGTCGGCGTTGACGAGGTGGACGATGTCGCCTCGGTTGCGGTACCGAGCGCCCATGTTGTCCCACAGCTTGTCGAGGAACAGCCCGATCGAGGTGGCGTTGGCGAACTCTGCCGCAGCGGCCGCGAAGCTGGTCGAGCCTCCGTCGGTCGCGTGCTGAACCCATCCGTCGATGCGACTGATAAAGCCGGATAACGAGTTATCGCCCTCAAGCGCGAGCTTCGAGAGCTGCTCGGCAAAACCAGCGAGAACCGCTCGACCGACAGAGGCCTCGATGTCACCGCCGGCGATGTTGTCTTCGAGGTAGTTCAGCGTCACCCGCTCGTACCAATACAACTCTGTCAGGGCGACGGTGGTCCCGCCGAAAGTGATGCCGTCGGTGTCGGTGAGATTGGTCGTGGTGTCGGCCCCGGTTTGAAGCTGGTCCTGGTCGGGGATCAACCGGGAGAGCTGGACCGACTCGGCCTCGGCGGTAACGTTCTGCGCAAGGGCTAGGTGGTTCGAGCCCACTTGCGCGGTGTTGATGAACTCACCGAAGACCGTCGCCGGCGTCTTGCCCGAGGTCGCAATGGCGGTGGTGTCGACCGCCCTGGTCGTGATCTCGTGAAGCGCTCGATCGAGGTTCGGGAGCTGGCCGACTTCGCCGATCTTGCTGGCCAGTCCGGCGGTTAGAAAGCTTGGTGTCCAACTGCGAAGTTGGTGAAGCTCGCCGAGGTGGTCCGGTAGCTTCGCGACGATCTCGCCCATGTGGCAGCGCCCCTTAGAACGGTGGCCGTTGTAGCTGCCCGGGATTGCTTAGAACACCTGTATAGCAGGATATAGGTCAACTGGCGCAAGTGCGTACAGAAGCGTGTCGCTATCGTCGGGCGATCGACCTACCCGTTTCTTGAAGTCCTCCTTCGCCTCGATGACGATGCGACCGCTACCATCCCACCGCTTGATCTTGAGCTGTGCGAGCTGCGCTTTGAGCTCGTGGTCGTTGTCGTCGATGTCGACCCGCCCACCTTTGAACTCCATCTTCATATGCCAGTGCCATTCGGCGCGGGCGTTCAGAAAGCGCGGCCCGTCGATCGGGTTCTCGTCCATCGGAGCGGCGCCGCCTCGCATCGGGTAGACGATGTCGGCCTCGCCGGTCTTCTCCAACTCTTCGCGCAAGCGATCGGTGACACCACCACCAACGCCGTCGTCGTCAACCCTGATCTGCGCCGCCTTCATCTTCCGATGGTAGTTCAAGATACGCCCGGCGGTGTCCATGGTGTCGTTGCCGCGGCCCCGCTCTAGCGTGCGGTAGCGGTAGCCCTTGCGGTACCCGATGACAGTCTCGTCATCGCCGAAGCGCGCGACGTCGCACACCAGAACGATCGGGTCGTTCTTGTGCGGCCGGTAAGTCGCCTCGGCCGCGTCGTCGATCCATTGCTGCGTAAGGATGCTATCAGGACCGGCGCCGGGGAACCGACCGCGGACACGAGCGACGACAAAAGGGTCGTCCCATCCGAGCCGGTCAACCTGCGTATGAACCCAGGCCGGCGAAATCAGATAGGGCGCCGGGAGAGGCCGCCCGTCGACCTTCTTGATCCAATCGCCGCTGTCGATGTCCTTTGGCTTGATGCCGAACTCGATGAAGTTTGGCGTGTTGAAGGCGTCGATGCCGTAGGTGTGAGTCCCCGAGCGGGCGCACTCCGAGGCGAAGGGGCTGGTCGGGTCGGTCGGGTTGCCTATCTCCAACAACTTCGTGGTGTAGCCGCCCGAGAGGTTGCCTTGAATGGCGTCCCGGGTATCTCGGGTCACGCCGGCGCTCTCGTCGATGATGGTTAGGATGTGGTGCGAGTGGAATCCCTGGCCGGCGGTGGCGTCGGTGTCGGCCGACGTGAATCCGAGCGCGAACCAGTCGGCCCCGAGTTCGAGCTTCTGTTTGAGTAGCCGGCCCCCGAGGTTGTAGCGCGAGCTCCTATGGGCGACCGCGATCTCACGCCAGAGGATTTCACGAACCTGTCGGTCGGTCGGTCCCGTCGTGATGACGATCGAGGGGCGATGGGAGAGAAGGAACCAGAGGACCACCCGAGCGCTGGTGTAGTCCTTACCCGAGGCATGGCAGCTCGGCACGCAAACATGGTCGAACTTCGCGACCTTGGTCACGATCTTCTGTTGCACGGGCCAGAGGTTGCAGCCGAGGATATCGTCGACGAACCAGAGCGGCCTTGTGCGAAACTGCTCGCGCAGCTCCCGAGAATCCAAAGAGGCGCCTCATGCTAGCGTGTCGTTGCCGCATGAGAGCGCCCCCTTGTAGTGGCCGTCAAGCCGAGCGTCGGTCGGGCTTCTGTCGTCCGACCTGTCCGACGTGGACAGGTTTGGTCGAACCATATGCCTGCTCATGGGATTCCAACCCCGTGGCCATGAGTTCGAGCGCAGCTTCGGTGATCGTCTCGAAGCCCCGCCGCTCCCGAACCCTGTCGAGGCGGCGGATCGTAGTCTCGTCGACCGGTAGGTGTAGATTTGCCATTGAACCAAACCCCTCTGATTGATGCGCTCTACTCAGCGTGACCCGCGTCGATTATCTCGACGTCGTCGGCGTAGATCGTTTCTTCCCTGATCATTTCTTTGATGAAGTCGATGACGCCCCAGCGCAGGCCGCCGCCGCTGACCTCGACTGCGCCGGCCCCCTTGTCGTCGACGAGTTCGAGGACCTTGAGCGCTATCTCCTCGACGCTCGCGCCCTTCTCGGCATACAGCTCGCCGCCCAAGCGACCGCCAGTCGGCTTGATCGAGATCGTCGACCACCTGTCGCCGAAGCTCCCGACGACGCAAGCCAACGTGCAACCGAAGACGGCGTTCATTGGCAATCCTCACGAATGCACCCATGGTGTGCGTAGGGCATCCCCTGACCCTTGCCGTGCCGCCACAACAGCTTCTGCCCCGTCGTCATGTTCTTGGAGCAGCCCAAGCAAGGGATCGCGTGGCCCGGCTCGAATTGAAAGGTTTGGGTCCCGTGAGTGTCGGGCGGGCTCAAGAGGTAGGCGTTGCGCTCGGCACAAGCTCGGTGCCTTATCGGAATGCCTGCGAGGATGTTGTCGCCGATGGTTTCTTCGAGCCATTCGATGTCACGGCCGCAAAGACAGCAACTTTGATAAGCATCTTTCATTGGCAAGTATCCCACTCGCGGATCAAGCTTGCCTCGGCATCCTTGACCGCGGCCTCGTCGTTGCGACCGTCGAGCACGACGTTCGTCTCGAAGCCTATCGTGCCGCTGCAATAGCTCGTCGTCCGGTGCTTGACGGCAACCCTTACGGTGTGACCGGCCTTGGTCGACCTCAATGTCACACCCCGAGAACAGGTTCGACATAGTCTCATGATACAACCTCCGGCAGCCACTTGCGGCGATGGCGGACACGCCAAACCATGACCATCGCGGCGACCTTGGCAGAAAAGAAAAACATGTCTGGCTCGATATGAGAGACGACCAAGCCAATGGTTGACCGACATGGGTTTGGCTGTCTGACGTGCCTGATCGCGCCGACCCGAACCGTCGTGTTGCCTGGCCATGTTTCGAGCCATCGGTGAATCCTGACATCCTCACCGCACCACGAACACGGTGTCACGACCACAGCTCCCGCCACCACAGGCGGATCTTGCTGATGAAGCGCCAATAGGCAAGGTTCGTCTCGAACGATGGCTGGCGCATCCAGTCCAAGGCCTCGATAAGCTGGTGAGCGTCCTCTTTGGTCACGACCTTCTTGGTGACCACTTGGAGCGCGGCGACCTTCGCCAGAGCTAAGGTTTTGTTGTTGGAGAGCTCCTCATAGGCCGTGATCTCGAACAGGATTGAGATCTCGTCATCGGTGAACCCAAGGTTTGCAAGGCCCGTGTAAACCAGCGCCAGCTCGCGAGCGTCGAACGTGACAAGCTTGGGGGACGGCTTCTCATGGTCGAGCGCTCCGCGGCCATCCCACCAATTGAAGACACCCCCTTTCCTGCCCCATCTCACAGGGTCGATCATCACTCGCCCCCTGTGCGCTTGAGCAAAGCAGTGAGGCTTTCCTCGTCGATCTTGAGCGCCTCACCGTCCGGGGTCTTGAGGCCGAGCTTTGGGGTCGGCCCAGCACCGAAGACCCGGTCGAGGTCCCTTGCGAAGCGCTCGTCTAAGCTCTTAATCCTCGTCGTGATGCCCTGGTCTCGCCTTTCCCGTTTCATGCTGGATTCTCCCCGTTCCATTCCGCGACCAGTGCTTCCGCCCGCTCCTTTGGGCATGGCCCCTCGTCGCCCCGTTTGACCCCGTAGTTCACGGCGAAGGCGTCGGCGCCGTAACACTTGGGCAGCTTCTCTTTGTGCATGACCCAAATGCTGACCAGCTTGATCATGGGCGACCGAAACCGAATGATCTGGACGTGGACCGGACGGCCGCACACTCCGCAGGGGTGAAGCGCCATCAGTCCGAAGCCTTCGATTGGCGATGCAACGCGGCACCGACTTCGCCCCTTCTGATGTCCTCGACCCGACGCCAAAGCTCGTCGAGACCGACCGCGCCGACATGGCAGCTAAACTCGGCCATCTCGTCGCCCTCGGCGATCAATGCTAGCTCCAAGTGTTCCTTCGAGCTGCAATAGGCGAAGTCACCGGGTTCCATCTCCTCGGTCTTCATCGACGAGCTGATCTCGTAGTCGAAAGTAATCTTGACTGTATCCTTGCTCATGCCTTCACCCTTGGCTTGCGCCGTTTCAGGCGCGGGTTTGGTTTCCAATTCTCACGCGGTCCACGGCCGACGAAACGGTTACCCTTCTCGATGTTGCACCCCGCGCAATAGAGCTGCGTATCTGGCAACGAGAGTGCCTTCTCGGGGTGCGTCGATCTCGGGTAGACGTGGTCGACGTGCCACTCGTCGGCGCCCCGGCACCCACAGCACTCGCACTTGAGCCGACCCCAATTCTGGAACCGATTGATCAGGCGCCTCGACCAGGCAATCGACCTCCAAGATGGCGATCTGTAGAAAGCGTCGGAGTCCTGCGCTAACTCCAGATCGACGGGATGCTCGACGAAGTTCCCGCCGATCCAAGCGCCGAGACGCCAAGCGGTCGAGACGATCAGCCAGACGAGCGCCAACGCCCACAGAACGAGCAGGACCGGCCATGGGGCGCCGCTTATGGCCCTGCTCAACATGCCCGATCAATTCATCTGCTCGCGTTCAGGCTTGGCGCCCAATGCCAGCAAGGCCGCACGGTGGCGCTCCTTCATGCTCTCGCAAGCATTCCAAGCGTCAAGGACTATGAACCTGTTCCCCATGGGGTCGACCCACGACGGTGAATAATAGGTCTTGAGCTTCTCGCGCCTGCGCTTCTTGCCCATTACCAAGACCCCATCCAGCCGTAAGTTGACCTTATGCCAATCTCCTCGTTGAGCGCTCCAACCACCGCCTCGACGTCACCGCCGAGACCCTCGACCTTGCGAAGTGCCAGCTCGGCCAGACCACAGGCCCGAACCATTCGGGAATGTGACAGGCATTGATGGATCAACGCCTCACTCGGCGTGTACCTGCCCTTGCGAAGATCTCGGACATAGCGCGGGGTAACGCCTAGCAGGCTGGCGCATATCGACGCCTCGTCTTCGCGATAGCCCATAGACTGGTACCACTCTTCGAAACCGAAGCCCCTGACCCGGTCGGGGTGGAATGTCCGATAGCTTCGGTACCGGCGGGCGATGTTGTCGTCGATCTGGCGCTCCCACGCCGCGACCTCGGGCTCTTTGACCTCGGTACTCACTTGGAGCTCTCCTCTTTATCGGCCCATTCATCAATGGTGACGGGTCCGAAGATGTCCGGCCTAGCCGGCACGCCAAAGGGTTTGTGTGGATCTTCGACGACGAACAACGGCCTGTGCCCCTCGACCCCTCGACCGCCGAGTATCTTGGTAAGTGACCCGGCCGTGAGCGGCGTCTTCATGGCGTCGATAACGAAGCGAGTGAGCATCTCGAACTCGCCCGGCCCCACGGTGGCGCCCGCGGTGTCACGCCACACGAGAAGCTTGTTCATGGCGGCATAGGCCTGCATCGCCAGCCATGGCCGGTCGAAGTACCAAGCGGCCGCCAGCTCGGGGACGGCGAGGCAGTAGCCGTCGGCGCCTTGGGTGAGTTGAACGCGGTCCTTCGAGTTGAGAGCGTCTTTGATGACGTCGGGATGTAGCGGCATCACTCACGACTCCTTGCTAGCTCGATCGCCCTGTCGATGATGGCGAGTACCTCGGTGTGGGTGTGGGTGTCGTTCCACTTAAACACCTCACCCCTTTCGCAGGGGATGGCATCACAAATCAGCATGCATGCCTCGATGTGATCGCCCGGCGTCCCGACGCCCTCTTCGAGTTGGTTGAGCTGGACGAGAAGGGCGCCGTAAACGCAGCACGAAGCCACCCTATCGGCTTCGTGCCAATGGACAGGATCGCCCGAGGCATCGCGGCAGAAGACCCCCGTGGTCCATCTCTGCGGATCGTCGAGGAACTTGCGCGCCGCGACGAGACGTTCGGAAGCTTTCATAGGATCAAACCCATCTCGTTCTTGCACACCTTGCAGCGAACAATCGCGAAGCTCTCGGGGCGCCTGATCTGATGGCGGCACCCGAGGCATTGGTAGGTGACGTGCATGGGGTTGTAGGCGGCCGTCCCCTGGTTCGGCGGCTCGCCGTTCTTTGGTGGCCCTGTCACTGGCTCGACCTGAACGACACGCTGAAGCGCCCTTTCGAGGCGAAGCGCAGCGCTTCTGATCTCGCGCAGCTCGGCAACCACGGCGGCCTTCATGCTCTCGTCTTTGGGGTTCCATTTGTCGGCGACCAGCAAGCCGGTGACGGCAGCATCGAGCGCCGCGCTGGCCCTGGCCGCAAAAGCCCTCGGCGTCGGGTCGGCGTCTGTTGTGAATGTCCCCACGTCACAGGCCCTCTCTTGTCGTCTTTCGACCCATCATGATCGAGGGGCCGCGCTTCTTGCACTCCGGGCAAATGAAGACCTCGCCCTCTGGACGTTCCATCTCATGAAAGCAGTTGCCACACCGGAACATGACAAGCGGCCCCCTCGGCACACCCGAACCGCCACGCGGCGGATTTCCAGGGTTGGCCATGGGGCGAGGCGTGACAATGCCGCGTTGCTTGAACACCTCCGGGCCGAGCCTAGGCGTGTTCGCCCGCTTCACATCGACCGCGAACCCGAGCGCGGCGTCGGCCATCAAGAGGGTGATGGCGAGGTGCCGGCCGCTGGCCCCGGTAAGTTTGAGGAAGCGGGTGTCACCCCTCTCCCTCGCATCTTCGACGGCCGATTGAATCGCTATGTGATCGCGCCTTATGCGCTCGCTCAAGCTGTGCTTCGTGGTCATGCCGCCACCTTGCGAGCCATCTCGATCGACCTGTCGAGCAGCCGAAGAACGGTGGCGTGATCACCCTCGTCGTTTAGGAGACCGACGCTATCGAAGCCCATGTCGGCGGCGGCCCGTCTGATCAGGTCGAGGCATAGCCCGAGTTCCTCGGCGCCCTTGGCCGCCCTGATCACCGCGCCCTCGGCGTCGGTTTCGACACATCTCTCGTCGCCCGGCGCGACGGTGTAGCCCGCGGCCGATCTAGCCAAGGCGCCTATGCACCAATGGGCAGGATCTTTGAGCCAGTTGCGCGCCCTGTGCAGGCAACCCAATGCGCTGGTCATTTCTTGCTTGCTCCCTTGCGGAAAATGAAGGCGCCGATCTGCCCGATGATGACGAGCAGACCGACGACGAGACCTCCGAGATAGGCCACAACCTTTGCCGGCCACGGGAGCACGCGCCAAGCCTTTCGTCCGACACGGCGGACGGCTCGACGGCGGCGTTTGGGTGTGGTGAGGTCGAGGGGTGAAACGAGCATGTGGTGTGGCTCCCGATGCGTCCTCGAGTTTACGGTGGTCACTTCCGCCCGTCAACCCTTTGTTTCATCCACAGTGCATTCGTCGCACCGATTCGAATCACCGATTTAATCGTGTCACCTAATTCTAATATCGTGGCGGCCGCTTACCCTTCCATGGCGTGAATCCGATGCTCGACCCCCGGACCATGTTGCAAAGGGCTCGGATCTCTTTGACCGAGAAGATCAGTCGCTGTTGCTTGTTGCAAAGCAGGATGATGGCGACCAGCGCTTGGTCGATCTTGGCGTTCGCAGCCTTTTGAGCTTTGACCGCGGCCTCGCTGATCGACTGGCTTTCTTTCGCCGCGCCCCTGGCTTGGTCACGCTCCCGGGTCCGCTTGGCCAGCTTGCGACGTAGCGCCGCGGTCGCCATGGCGATGTCTTGCTGGCGCCGCCACGTCCTGCCCTTGCCCCGCTCCCTCGCCCCTCGCCTACGACTGTTCGATCGAGCCTGTTTGCGAACAGCCGCGCCGACCTTCTTTTGAATGACGTAGCCGCCGCCAGCCACCGCGGCGACAAACAACCACTCGATCATGCCGCTAGGTCCAGTCTGATCTGGTAGGACGCTTGCCGGAAGGCGTCGAGGGAATGAACGTTGTTGTCGCCGACCAGGTCGTTCAGGGTCTCGGTCTTGGGGTCGTAGCGCCGGCGGACCATGGCGAGGTTGTCGAGCTGTTCCTCACACCGAGCTTCGTTGATCACGCAGCGCTGAAACATCCAACGAACGCTGTCCATGCCCTCGGCCCTCGGGTCGTGGCGCTCGACCACCTTGGCAATCCCGCCGGGGCCATCCTCCGACGCCAAGACACCAAGGATGTACATCAGGCGTATGTTGCCGGTGAGAAGCTCCGAGTGGACCGCGTCATGCGGTAGGTAGTGCGTCCCATACTCGTAGCCGTAGCGCTCCTTTCTGGCCGGTAGGACGGTCTCGAAATACCACTCGATACCCTCTCGACTGTGGGTGAAGGCGTCGATGAACCGGACCTCGTCGGCGATGATCTGGAAAAACCAGATGACCGTCTGCGATAGCCCGAGGTCCCACGTCGTATGCACCGGGTAGCCGGGGACGAACTCGAAGTCGCCGACCTGTCCACCGTCGCGCATGGCGCGCAGCTCGTCACCCAACAGCGAGCCCGAGGTCGAGGCGGTCCAATCGAGCATGAACTCGCGAAGGAAGTCTTCGCGGCCAATGTCCGTCTCGATGATCTTCTGCTCTTTCTTCGTGAGCAGCTTGGTCTTGTTGACCGGCAGATAGGTGCATGACCAGCCCTCATGCTCCTCGAACGTCTCCTCGCCGGTGACCTGGTCGATCGACTTGAACGCTTTTCCGATCGCCCACATCTTCGCCCGCAGATATAGGCGATAGAACCAATTGCGCCCGAGGGGCGTGCCGCAGATGACCGCCCACCGATCTTCGCGCCCCTTGCGGTCGTAGCCCTTGCGCGAGTTGTCCCATAGCGCCGGGTAGAGCTCCGACTTCCACTTCGCCTCGATGACCTCGGCCGCCTCGTCGACGACCACCCCGTTCCATCCCGCCGAGCGTTGGCGGGTGTGGTTGAGCCCCTCGACCACGATCCGGGAGATGCCGCCACCCCGGTTGCGCACGAAGATCTCGTGAGTCTTCTCGCGGTAGGTGGTCCCCGGCAAGCGCTGCGCCCACGCCAACAGGTCGCGCCACACGGCTTGGAATGTTTGACCCCTAGTGGCCGCGAAATAGCCATAATTGCCGCGAAGATGCGTACACTCGACGGCGCGGTCGAGCATGTAGCCGGCGAGCATGTAGCTCTTACCCATGCGCCGGTGGATACAAACGAAGTTGAAGCGCTTGAACGTGTCGAGGATGTCGAGCTGGTCTTGGCGCATCCCCGCGCCGACGAACTCCAAAACGTTCTCGGGTAAGTCGGTCGGCTTGTTGTCGTTGGCCCCGCTCAGCTTTAGGCGGCGCTTCTCAAGAATGGCTCGGGTTTGCTTGAGTACGCTCGACACAACTCACCCGGTCCCGGTCTTCTTCCGTTGGGGGTGTGCGATCACAAGCCGAAACTTTTCAGGCTCTTGTGCGTCACCACTCCGACCTTCTTCGGGGACCGCGTCATATGCCGCGGCCCTGTCTTCTTCGGTGATGTCGTCGAACTCTGGCGGTGCGTCCGCGTCTTCCGCTTCAAACGCGCCATGTTCGTCGATGTTCTGCTCGACCTCGGACAGAAACAGATCGTGAGCCATCTTGATAGCGGCGAGGCGCAAGAAGCCGTCCTGTGGTTGGATCTTGCCCTGAGCGGCTAGCTCGACCACCGAGGTCGCGGCGTAGCGGTACATATTCGACGAGCGCCAGTGAGGCGGCAAACCTAGCTGTCGGCGCTTCTTTGAACCGTCGCTCGGGTAGGTCTTGCGGGCCACGCTACAGCCAAGCCATCATGTCGGCGATGAAGCCTCTGAGGCCCGCAAACACGGCCTTGGACTTCGACCGCTGCTTCCCCTCGGGCTGCTCGCCCATCATCCACCTGTAGAGCTGGTGGGGCTTCCTCGCTCTCGGGATGTCATAGCCGGTGATGAACTTGGCGAGGTCGACGTCGGTCCTGATCCGGTAGCCGTAAAACCACCGCCAGAACGTCAACCACGACCAGCCGTTGCGCTCCTGAAACGATGTGCTAATCACCGTCTCGCCCTGCTCGCCGAGCTGTTTCGCCGGGTCCAGCTCGGGCGATGACGTCACCCAAGCATCAAACTCGCCGGTCTTGGGGTCGATCGTCACCGCGACCCAATTCTTCCGGCCCGGCTTGATCGCGACGACCTGTCGCCAACGCACTCGGCCAAATCTGATCTTGTGACGCCCCTCGAAGTGGACGATCCGCCGGCGCCGGTTGCGGTGCGCCCACTCTGAACCACCCGTCTCGTCGAGGACCGGAGCGGCGCCCGCGTGCTGTTGGTAGAGCGAGCGCATAGCAACGACGTTGCCAGCGAGCGGGCCGTCGTCGGGGGGTGGCGCGGCCTCTTGGGCGTAAACGCGGGTAGCTGCGGCGTGCCGCTGTTCTAGCGAGGGTGCGTCGTCATCGGAGGGGTCGTTGCTCCCTCCGTGTTTGCCCGGTTTCATCCTCACCACCCCCCGGTAAAATGGCCGCGGGGGAGAGTGTTCGGGCGTCCGCCAGCCGACCCTTAAGGTCTTCGACCAAAGCCGTCGCCTCTCGTTCCGTGGCCTGCATTCTCGCGCGGTAGCCCTTCAGATACTCCTCGGCCCGCTCTAACGCCTCGTAGTGCTCGACGTTGTGAACCGACGCCGCAACCACGAGCGTTTCGAACTGTTCGAGCTTGCCGCTCGGCACGATCGGCCACACGAGGTTGACCCCCACGACGATCGCGACCGCGCCTATAGCTGTGACGGCGAAGTGCCCCGCCTTGCGCCAGAACCCATCGACGCGCTTCGTCTCGTCAGGACCGTCGACCACTCGCAGGTCAGCTCGGCCCTTCCGCTTGAAGCTCGCTTTCCAGCACTCCCGATGCATGACCTCGCCGCCCTTGGTGACGTAGTCCTCGGACAGGTCGACCACACGCGGGCAATGGGGACAGTTGGTCTCACCGGCCGAACCGATCTCGACAACCTTGGCCTCGCTCATTTCACCCGCCCCATCAAGATCATCGCTTCATCTCGGGTCATCGTCAGCTTGGCCGAGATCTTAGGCGCGGCGCGCTTGACCTGTGGCTTGGCCCCTCTGGCCAAATAGCCAGCCCGAGCTTCACGCCACGCCAAGACGACGCGCTTGATGAAGTAGGCGACGACCGTGGCAACTAACATCCAGACAATCGCGTTGTGCAACTTGGGCGGCCACGCGTCGGCGGTCCCACCGATGGCAACATACATGTCCATGACGGTCACTTTGAAATCTCCCTCTCAAGGCGTTGTACTTTTTGAGCAAGCTCGTCGATCTCACGAAGATGGACAACGGCGCGCTTGTGCGACGCGACGATCTCTGCGTCGATACTCTCAAGCCGCAACCCGATTTGATGGTTCCAGACGAGATTGAAGATGATCGTCAGCGACACGAGGCCGCATAAGGCGCCGACAAACCTAACCCACTCTCGAACGTTGGGCGGGACGGGCTTCATTTGCCTTTCCCTTCCGCCTCAAGCTTCGCCAGCCTCGTCTCGAGTTTTTTGGCGAGGTGGCACACCCGATGCGCCTTGCCGCCCCCGTCACCGACCACGACGTCGGCATCGAGGGAGAAGATCTCGCCGCACACCGCACACTCGGGCGCGTCCTTCTCAAGCTCCTCGATCATCTCCAAGAGGCGCCATTGATCTTGCTCCGGCATGGCAACCTGAAACCGCGCCTCGGCCCGCATCTTCTGGTCGACCAGCCCCCATATTTGAGACTCGCTCAAGCCGACCAGCCGCTTCGGGTCGATCTCGATCACCTGTTGCAGCTCGGCCTTGACGGTCATGTAGAACTTGTTGGACCCGCCCATCTTCACGGCCCCAGCTCCACAAACGCCACCACGGCGACCACCACGGCGAGGGTGACGGCGACGACCTGCCCGATCCTGAGCCAAGCCACCAACCTCTCGGCGGTCGCCTGTCGCCTGCCACCTTGGGCAATCAGCTCGCCGGGCGTCATCCGGCCGGCTCGTCTTGCTCGACGATGACGCCGACCTGTTGACACCAATCGAGCGCCTGTTTCTGTTTCTCGGTAAATGCCAAGCCGACAGACACGACCTTGTCGTGACTTGAGACACCTCGAAGATCGTGCGCGCCCTGAACGAGCTGAACCTCTCGAAGGTGGAGCTGCTTTAGCGCAGCCCAAGCGCCGAAGTGCCGGGGGTTGATGATCACGAAGACCATGGTCAATCCTCGCCTAGGATGTGGTCGAGGTTGGCGAGCATGACCGCGGCGTCGTCCTCGGCCTCCTCGCTGCGCTCACCGGGTTGGTAGAACCCCCGCAACCGCTCGACCGCGCCGGCCATGGCGTCGACCGCCGTGGCTTGGGTGTCCTTGGTGAAGCCGCCCCATCCGTGGCTGTAGTAGCCCTGACACATGGCGACGAGCACGTCGTTGCGTCTGGCCATCACTCGACCCCCAAGATCAGCTCGATCTGGTCACGGATGATCTCGGCCTCGGCCGAGTGACGCGAGCGTTGCCGGGTGGCGTCGTCGACCTCGTCGTTGTTGCAGCGGTGAAGCGCCCACAGAACTTGCCTTGCGTTGTGGCAGGCCTCGAAGCGGGCGACACTGGGTAGCCTCTCCCACACCTCGTCGGCAACCGAGTGCTTTGCCAGGTAGATGATTGTTTCGGCCCGGTGCTTTGGGTAAGCGGCCCTGTAGGCGGTGAAGAAATACTCGTCGTGTGGATCAAGACTCGACATCGGACTTCCCCTTGCGCTTCGGGGTGCCCTTCGGTGTCAGCGCCATCATGCGCTCGAAAACCCAAGTCGCGACGCCCTCGCCGTCGGGGTGGTCTTCATCCGAGATGAAAAGGCCGGTGATCGTGCCCGCGCTTGCCTCGTTCTTGTCCTGCTCGATTTCGACTTCGAGGCCGAGCCCGCAAGCGCTAGCCTGCGCGGCATACGTCTCGATGCGTGCTACCTGTTCTTTTGTGATCAACATCGCTATGAGTGCCCTTGTGTTTTGGGTGGCCCAAAGGTTTTGTTACCACGCACCACCCCCAGCTAGCAAGGTTGAAGGCTTGGCCAGACACCGCGACCGACCAATGCCGAAACCGAATGGCGCAGAGCTAGACCGGCTCATGCGTCGGGCCGACATCAGCTACCAGACATGGCAGGATAAGCTAAGGCTGGCGCGGCTTTTAGGTGTGTCCGAGGAAACCGTGCGGCTTTGGTTCGTCAACGGTCAAGGCGTCGGCATCCTGCACAGTTGGGTCAACGTTTGGTCGAAGCTGTCGCACCAACAGAGACGCAACCACGAGGTTGAGATGGGCACGCAGAGACCGAAAAGAGAGGGTGGTCTTACAACCGTTTAGTGTGGTACCGCCGAATAGGTGCCGGCCTCCCGGCCCGGTGTGAGGTCGGCGCCACCCTCAACCGTCCCCGTCTTCCGCGTCTTCCTGGTTCATCAACGCAGCGATCGAGAGCTTACTCGCGTCGACGTCGACCGAAACCGTCGGTTTGCCGAGGACCCGGTTAAGAAGCTCCTGCTGCGCCCAAAACCGAACTTTCATATCCGAGCACGGCGGGACCGGCACGGTGATCAATTTGGAGTCGGGGTCCTCGGGGTCGAGCCTGACATCCTGCTCGCCACCGATCGCCAGCGTCAACATGCCCTCGACCACGTCGTCGACGTAGGGGGCGAGGTAGGCCTTGACGTCGGCCGTCGTCTTGTTGACCGCGCCCTTGGGTCGACCGGGGTTTCCGCTCGCAAACTTGCCTTTGCTATCCCGGCCCGTGTCCGTCGTCATAGGGCTTTGACCATTCCTCAATCGCCGAGAGGCGCCGGTCGACCTGCTGTAACCATTCGTCGAGGATGAACAGCAAAGCAAGCTCAGGACCGACCAGGCGCACTAACTCGGTGTACTGCACCTTGATCGCCATGCGGCGTCGGCCCCGCCAAAGGGCTTCGGCCATCGTGCCAGCGACATCCTCGTCGATCAGGTTCTAGGACCCTCGGCTTGCGGCCCGTTGTCCTCGATCGTCGTCCCGAAATGCTCCTCGATCTCCCTCGTCGTCTTCACAGGGACGCCGGCCGAGGTCTTGTTTCGGATGATCGTGATGTGGTCTTGAGGCCTGGTGAACCTGTCCCCAAAGACGATGGCGCCGCGCCGCAGGTCGCCGGTGATCGTGTTGTTTCTGAACACGAACCGACCGAACGGCCAGTTTGGCTTTCCCTGCCCCGGGTCGCGATGATGTAGCCAGATGCCAGCCTCGGGACACTCCAAGAGTAGGCAATCGGAAACCTCTTTGTCGAACGAGCCCTCGTCGTGAGATGACCAGGCGCCGCCGACCGATCGCGACCGCATGACCGCAGTTGCCATTTCGATTTGCCATGGCCAAAACCCATTCCCCTCGCAATCGCTCGCAACGATGTTGCACGGGATGACACCGGCCGCAGGCATGTTATTGGGCTTTTCGGTCTTCATGCCCGCGCCTGCGTTACCCTTGCTGGTGACGTTCTCGACGATGACGGCGCCATGCGGATTGATCGCCATTCCGGTATGGCCGCACCCACGGAAGATGCAATTACTAATCAGCGCGTTGTCGAGCCGGTCGTGCGGCCCCCAATAACCACGAACACCAGATTGCGGCCCGGCGTCGCCGGCCGACCTCTCGACGAGACATCCAACCATCATCAGTCCACTCGACCGGCCCGAGCCCTTGATCATAGCAAGAGGCATTGTCGACGCATCAGGACCACCGCCGCCATCATGGACCCATACCCCAGCGAACACGGTGCGCTCGTCGTCCTTATGGTACAGGCCCCCGATCGGTTGGTTGTTCAGGTCGAACTCGAAGTCTCTAAACTGGCAATCCCTTGCGCCCCAATACTCGATTATGCAGCCCCACCGACCGCGCCCCCTATCGAAACTGTTGGGCATCGAAAAGAAGCCGGACCCGGGACCGTTGCCGACGATCGAAACGCCGTGGACGTTGTGGAAGCGGTGGACATTCTTGATGCCGTACATGACGCCAGAAACGTCGATGATACCGCCCGAGGTTCGTAACCTCTCCATAGCCCTATCGAGTGCTGGGCCATTGTCGAAGTCCGATCGGCGCTCGCCGCCGAAGTTCTCCAACCTGACCCTTACCCCGCTCGGTTGCGGCAAGTGGTAGCCGTCGAGCGGTAGGGTTAGCGTCTCGACTTTCGGGTCCGCGCCGTAGAAGAACGGGAGCGGCGGCGGTGGCTTGATGTCAGGTAGCGTGTATGTGATCGCCATCACGCCATCACGTGCGACAATCCCCTCGATCGACTTAGCTAGGACCTCTGGCACCTCCGACACTCCCTCGGGCTATTGGGCTGAACCCATGCGCCGTCGGATCTTTTGGAACCACACGTCAAGCTGGATGATCGAGGCGGTCCAAATTCCGAACAGTTTGCACAGGTCGCGGTAAGCTATGCAGTTGTCGGGCGTAAAGGTCGCTTCTGGCTTCATGGTACCCTCGCATCGCCCGGCTCAGGTACCCTAGATTATTTGTGCGCCGCCGTCAGCGCTTACCGCGCTTAGTCCCATTGACGTCGCGACGCCGGCGAGTTTTGAGCTCCCCCTTCGGCGGTTCGGTCGTGTGGATCAATGCCCCACTTTCACGGGCAACCCTGGTGATCTCTTCGACGATCGCCGCGTCGGTCTCGCCGGTGGTGATGACGACGCGGCCGCGCAAGCCGATCTGCTCAAGGTCAAAGGTAGCGGGGCGACCCGCCTTGATGTTGGCGATGTTCTTGGGTTCGAGCCCGAAGGGGATGATCATTTGACCGAGCCAGCCGGCCTGATGGCAATCCATCCGTTCGCCTCGTAGCAGTCGAGTACGAGCTGTAATTGCTTTGTTTCGTTCAGGTCTTCGATACCCGGCGTCCTGATCGCGTCTTGCATACAGATCTCGGCGCGGGCTCGCTGGTTTCCTGCACTCACCTCGGCGAGGTCGGGATAAATCAGCGCGACCCCCTCGGCGACACCGGCGAGCGCCTGTTGGCGTTGCTCCCCGAGCGTTTGTGTTTCGCACCCGGCGAGAAGGAGAAACGAGGCTGTTGCTACGATGATTGGCGAGTTCATCTGCTTTGCCCTCATGTGGGTTGATGATGCCGTGCCATATAGAGAACGCGGCACGGTTTCACAAGAGGGTTGAGTCAGAAGGGGCCGCCCGCGAGCTCTCCCCGCTAAGCGGCCCATTCCTAGCTAGCTACAGTAGCCACGCGAACTGTCCCGTAAAGGAATCCACGTGACCGGCCAGCGCGGCGGCTTCGCTTCGTGAGCCACACCAAGGGCGGCCGCCGCAACATGTAGGGTGACTGGCCAGCTACCTGGTCCAGGTAAGGCGCCAGCCCGTCACCCTAGCCAGAAACCGCCGCATGGTGCCAAGACGGCCTCTGTGTTCGTGGGGTGGGTTATTCGCGCCCACCCCGGCCCACTATGGGGCGACTTGTTCGATAACCTCGGGCTCGATCTCGATGTCGACATCGTCCAAGCGAAGCTTCACCGTGACCACTTTTTGGGCCGACGTGACCAAGGCCGAGACCTCGACTACGTTGGTCATCTCCTTGCCGTCGGGGTCGAAGATGTGGCATTCGCTTGGCTGTCGCCTTAGCTGGACACGATATGGGTTCATACGGGACCGCCCACCTCATGGCCCTCACTGGCGCCATGCGGAGCGACCGACTCAAGCGAGCGGTCCCTTCCTGGGGTGTTTCTCAAGACGAGGAACGGCGGGCCGTCGACCGGACCAGCGATCGATGGCATCGGTCCTCGGTAGAAGTTGAAGATCGCGCCTTCGAGCATACTGGCCATGAAGGCTTGGGCCAGCTCGGGCGGCATATCCAGCGTTGACTTCGGGTCGGTGTGGCTCACGTTCACCCCTCTGCGCTTCGCCTCAGCTCTTGGCGGAAGGTCCACGGGAATTGGAATGCGACCCCATTCCATAAACCCTGCTTGTTCTCCTTGGCAAGGGCTTGATAGTGCTCATATGCGCCGCCGGAATAGGTCGGCCAGTCGAAAGCGAAACCCAACGACACCATAAGGGCGCCGAGGTCCTCGCCGCCGTCGATGCGACAGACGCCAACCGCTCGGCCATATCGGTCGGTGTCGACCACGGCGCAGTTGACCCTATGACCATGGACCAAGGCTTGCATGGCCGACCGCGCTTCTTCGCCGCACATGTACGCCCTAATGTCACTCGTGGCGCAGAGTTGTTCAATCTCGGGCGCATCGACCCCGAACAAGCGGACCCGCTCACTGCCGACGATCAAGGTGTCACCATCGATCACAGTGACGTACTCGGCCGGCGCCGAGATCTTGCGCTCGACGGTAAGGTTTGGGCTCGGTAGACCGAGAGGCGCACTCGGCTCGATCGCGGCCTGGTCGGTTTGTGGTTCGTCCTTCTCGGATGACCTCAGTTGCGCGGCCGTAAGCAAGAACACGGCTATGATCACCGCCGGGGCTATGACCCTGTTGAAGACGCGCCAGATGCTATCGGGTGGTATTCCAGGGATCATCATTGCTCGGTCTCCTGTCGTTTGCTGTCATTTGATGCCGTCGCGGTTTTCGTACCACGCCAGCGCGCTTTTTACGGCCGCCTTCCATGCGGCGGCGTCTTGGTCCTCGAAAGCTATCATGATCGCGTCGAAGAAGCTTTCGGGTAGCTCGGCCCAATGGTCGAAGCAGAACGCGCCCTCGGGCTGCGCCACCTCGCTCGGACACCCCGGCCGCCGGCACCTCGGTACGTCCGGCGGCTTGGCGAAGTAGATCTTGAGGTGCTCGTCGAGGCAGCCGTGATGAAACCATCGCCTATAGGGATAGGCTTTGCTGCCTCCAACCTTCACCGTCCCCGGCGCCGGCCCCGTCGCTAGAACGCTTACCGCGTCCTCGCCCTCGTCGACCCAAACCCCCTGCACTTCCCTCGGTCCCACCCTCAACACCTTCGAGCACCGGCCGCACCGGAGCGCGGGCGATCTGGGCTTCTTTGAAGGTGGTGAGCCAGCGGACTCCGACTCGGGCGTCCTTTCGGCAGCGGCCATGTGATGCCCCCTCTTTGAAAGCTACTGCGACCGTCCCCGAGTAGATGGGTTGATCGCAAACGATACAGCGCGGCAGCTCCTTCGCCGGCGGCGGTGGCGGGTCGGTCATGACCTGCCCTGGTGTATCGCGTTCCATAGGCAGTTATGGTGAAAGTTCGCACCGAGGGCGACGATGTGAGACCGACCGTCAACGATCGGCTTTCGACACCTAAAGCAAATCGAGAGCTTTGATGGATCGTGGTGGGGGTCCATCGATTGCCGTAGGCGCTCCCTCTCGACCGACTTGGGAAACGGTTCGAGGTGAGGCGGTAACCAGCTCGGGTCACGACCACCCGGCTCGCGGGTATCACTTCCCTCGGCTCGAGCCTCCGGTTGTGACTTCTCGGCCCGTAGCGACGCTATCCAACAACCCCCGTGGTAGACGTGGTCGGTCCCTGCGCTGACGTTCTCGACGAATATACGCCGGGCGTCGCCGGCCTCGATGGTCTCGTGGCAATGGTCGCAGTTGACCTCGACAAGCTCGGGGTTGTCCTTGGGGTCGCAATCGTCGCTCAAGCCTTTGTCGAGCTGCTCAATCGCAGCCACGGCTAGGGCAATGAGGCGTAGCAGGCCATGGCGGTATCTACCACCCATGTCGACCGTCGCTAGCTGGCGGGACAGCAACCGCGACCAATCACGCTTCGAGTGCGGTTCTTCGAGGTTGTCGTCTCTCCACTCCCTCTCGGTAGCGACCTCGGCGAGGACCCCATCGACCTCTGTTAGTGCGATTGGTCTCAACTTCTCAGGAAAGCCCAGCTCGTTCGACTTTCTGTTGAACTTCGAGGTGACGGCCTGGCCGAGGTTGACGCCAGCCTTGGCCGCCATGAGGTCGAGGTAGATCACCGTGTCGGCCATCTCGTCGGCTAGGTTGGCCCTCAACTTAAGGACGCTATCGGCCTTTTTGTTGCCCACCACAGCATCTTCGGCCCTCTTGATCTTCTTACAGATGTTGCAGGCCTCGCCCAGCTCGCCGGCGACAGCGGTGGCCCAGTCGTTCAGGGTCCAACTATCGACGCCTTGATCGGGATGCCACCTATAGCAACGAAGGCGGTTCATCCCTCGTAGGTGCGAAAAGCTTAGATCGTCCATAGCTATCGTTCCTTCCGTAGTTCGCCGTTGTTTACGGCGCGCACCATCGCGCACCACAAAACATCACCATTCGATCGTACGCTTCGACCAATCCCCCATCTCACGCAGGACGGGGCCAAGCCCGTCGATGCGCCAAGCCGGGTTCTTAGCGTCGCCGATGTCGCACACCATCGAGTAACGGGTCTTCGCGATCTCTGCCCAAATCGCCTCGATGTCACCCGCGAACCGGTCGCTCGTCTCAATCTTCTGCAACCGACCTATCCAGGCCGCGGCGCGCTCAAGCCCACCACTCCCGAACGACTGCATCTCTCGATTGAGCTGGCTCGCCATGATCGCGACAATGCCCTCGATCTCGCACAGGTCCGCAATCGAGTAGGCGACCTCTTCGAGGAACTCGGACTTTATCTGGTCGCGATGGCGCCCCTTGATCCGCTGCCAATAGTCGATGAACACGGCCTTGATACCGAACCGTGAGATCGCGATGCTGATCAGCGAGATCAGCGCGTTGATGCTGATCGCCGGGCGGTGTGCGAAGTAGGCTGGCGCATCACCGTAGGCACCACGGAAACCCTCGACCCTTCGCAACCCCTCGTCGCTCAGGTCAACGTCCATGAGCTGGCGCGCATTGCAGCCCGTTTCAGCCGAGACCATCCTGGCTAAGATTTGAGCGTCGGCCATCTCCAGGGTAACGAATAGAAACGGCGTACCCTGTCGCATCATCTCAAGCGCGAACGTTCCAAGCGTCCCGCTCTTGAATGACCCATGAGGCGCCTCAATCGCGTACAGACTCCCCGGCCGCCAACCACCATCAAGCGCCTTGTCCAACCTCGCAAGGCCGGTCGGTATCGGGTCGATCTTCGCCTCGATGATCTTCGAGAGGCGGGTCATGACGTCGGACACCGGAGAGATCAGGTCGTCGATCAGGTCGGCCTTGATGTCCTTCATGGCCCGCTCGACCTCGGTGATGATCGAGGAAGGCGAGACAGAGAGGTCGAGGTCGCCGGTCCTGGTCAAGGTGTCCATGCAGACCTTGGCGATCAAGCGGCGGTGGCACAGGTCCCGCACGGCGACGGCGTAGTTCTTGGCGTCGAGGATGCTCACCGCGACTTGGCCAAGGCGGGCGATGTAGGCACGGCCCTCACCGGAGTTCACCCCCGGCTCGGCATCGTAGACACCCCTCATGGTCACGTGGTCGGCGATGCGCCCGGCCTCGATCAGGTCCGCCATTGCCTGGTACAGGCGACCATTGATCGGCTCATAGAAGTGTTCGGCGCGGACGATATGCTTGACCAGCTCATAGCTACGGTTCGCAACCATGATGGCGCCTAGAAGCGCGGTCTCTGCATCGACGTTATGAGGCGGACCATTGAAGCCGCCGCTCAAAATCTCTACACTCACTTCGTTATCTCCCTTTCGGACGGGGGTTTGAAGCTGGGGCGCCAAGATCTGCCACGACTTGGCGCCCTTTGCTTATCCGGTGCCGATCTCTGGTATGTCCTCCAACTGTCGGCGCTTTCGTTTCGGCTTAACCTCTCGGCCCTCGGCCAGCGCTTTCTGGTGCGCCTTCCGCAGGTTGGCCGACGTTCTCACGAACCACTTCTCGGTGACACCCCTTTCGACAAACCAGTCGTCGAGCGACTGCAACTCGGCGGTGATGTCAATCGCGGTGTAGGCTTTCCGCCATCGCTCGAAGTCGGTGTGGTTGAGTTTGATCACCGTGCCGGCGAAGGCGTAGGGCTCACCGTTGACGCCATTTGAGACCGGCTCGCACGCGCGCCCGCGCGCCCGCGCGTTCGACTCCGACTCCCTAGTAGGACTCTTACTGTGTAGTTCAGTGGTATAGTTAGGGTGAAGCCTGGTTTCAGGGGTGGGGTGAAGTGTGGTTTCACCCCCTTGGCTTGAGGGGTGAAGTGTGGTTTCAGGGGTCGTGGGGTGAAGCCTGGTTTCACCCCCTTGGTATAGAACCAGGTAGACATTCGGCTTGCCAGCCCGTCGCTCGATCCTGATGTAACCAGTGGCCACCAACTCTTTGAGGCTGAACTGAACCGCCCGGTCGACGATGCCGAGCTTCGAGGCCAGCGTCGGCACGCTAGGCCAGCATCTGTCATCATCATCGATGTAGCCGCAAAGCAGCCCGAGCAGCCGATAGCCGGCCGTCGACAGGCCCTGGTCGCTCGCTGCCGCTATCGGGACACGAGCGAACCGGCGCGCAGAAGCCTTGCCCCTTGGCGCCACAGGGGGCGCCTAGCGCTCGTCGGGGTTACAGCGGACCTCGTACTTCCGCCATTGATCGTCGGTGATGTTGCCCTTGGTGTGCTGGTCGACAAGCCAATTGCGTGCCGCCGCCGGCGACCGGGCGGCAATAGCAACCTCGACCTGGTCGTCTGACAAGCTCACAAAGCGCTCTCGGTATTCTGTCATGGCTCGGCCCCGGCTTGAGATAAGTGCGCCTTTACAGCGCGTTCGGTCGATGCTCTGCCCTTGACGTCAAGCGGTCAAGATCGGAGCTCGAATTATTCCATCGACCATCGAAAAAACTAACCCTTCCAGCCACGTCGAGGCGTGGTAACTTCCGCCCGCTCGGCCTCCGAGAGAGGCTTTGACTGGGGCGGTTTACGCCGCCTCTTTTTTTGTGCGCCGCGCCTGCAATTTTGCATCCTGATCGAGCACGCGACACATGCGCTTGAGCCACGAAACCGAGACGTTCGCGTCCTTGGTCGTGAAGCCCCAAATCCTGGCCCGTGACGTTTCCATCAGCTCGGCCACCTCGGTCGGTGGGATCTTGTAAGCTTCGGTCCTGACCTCGGCGACAAGCACGTCGAGGCGTTCCTCTAAGCTCATTTTCCATTGCTTTCTTGGCATCGCTCGGCATCCCTTCATCAGGTCTTGACGGTGTCCTAGAGCTGTATCATATTGGGAACGACAGAGTCAATCACATAAGGAACCGGGCAAAATGAAGACTTACCACGGATGGGTTGATGACGGCGGGAACGTCAACGTCACGGTTGTCGAACCCGAGGCGCACGCCGAACCGCTGCGCCTCGACCCTGTAACTGCACTCTGCGGTCACACATCAGGCGCCATGGGATGGGGGTCGAGGTCGCCGCAATCGGCGCAGCTCGCACTTGCGATTATCGCCGACGCTCTCGGCCCGCAAGATGCATTGCGCCTTCACCAGAGCTTCAAACGTGTTTGGGTGGCGAACCTCGCAAGGGGCGATAGCTGGATGATCTCGCTATCTGCGCTCATGCCGATCTTGATGGCGCTCGACGTCGAGGTGATGCACGACGAACTCGAAAAAGTGTGAAATAGGGCTTGTGTCCCGGGGTGTGGCGTACTATATTCGGTACATAGAGACGCCACACCAACGGGAGCTAAACAGATGGCCAAGACCCTCGACACCGACCAAGGCTTCACCCTCGTACAAACCGCGGTCAACACCTACCACGTCACCGATAACCGCAAAGACAAATGGGGCGGCTTGGTCTCGGCGCACATCTTCTACAACGCCGACGGCGGTTTCTTCTTCTGCACGACCTTCGAGGGTCGGTGTGATATGCGGTCGGCAGAGCTCCGCGACACCTTCATGATGGTTGTTGCTAAGTGCTTGATCGAGTTCCCCGAGGTGGCGGCCTAGCGCCGCCTCTCCACCCTCTCACCGGAGCGCCCCACATGATCACCGTCACCAAGTCCGACCCCCTCGCCAGCGCCGCACTGTCTCGCATCGCCAACCGCCGGGTCGAGCTCTCAAGTCGCACGACCCCCTATCGCGGGTATTGGGTCCGCGACATCAACGGCCCGTTCGCTTGCTTCTGCCGCTCATACAGCGACGCCGAGGCGATCTCGAAAGTCTTCGTGCGGACCCTGCACCGGTGGCTTAGCGACCGCCTCACCGTCGGCGAGATCAACACCAACTCGATCGCCCTAGCGCGCCTGTTGACCGAGGACCCGAACAAGGTCCAGCGCGAACAGTTCGCCGAGCGCGAGCCCATCAAGATGTCTTGGGACCTCGGCCCGGGCGACGAGGATTGGAACAACAGCTAGCCACACCGCGGGCGCCTTCGGGCGCCCCCTTACCTTTGGAGTCACACCATGCCCGACGCCAACACCGACCCCGAGGTTATGGGGATGTTGAACGAGATCCTATCCAGGGTCCGAGCACTCGACGAGAAGCTCGACGCCCTCGACCAGCGCAACACCATACGTCACGAGTCTATGCGCGCTTATATCGCGGCTCAGCTCGACACCCGCCACCAAGAGGCGCTCGTTCGCATCACCGCCCTCGACGAAGGCAACGCCATGCGCCAAGCGGCGTTGCTTAAGGCCCTCGACGAGGTCGAGCTGGCAATCGCGAAGCGTGCCGAGTTCGACGAGCCGGCCGAGGCCGAGTTCGCTTGTTGGCCGACACCGCAACCTGAGCCCGAGCGGATCAAGCTTACCGGCGGCGCCTGCTCGCAGTGCGGTTCGCCGTTCACAGGCTTCGCCCATCAGATCGGCCGAGACTACCTGCACAAAGGTTGCCTCCGTGCTTGGGGGGAGAATAGCCAGAACCCTTACCACCGTGACCACGTCCCCTTTTGACCCCGCTCGACCATAGTTGACTAGGGTCACCCCGCCCCGGCATCCCGCCGGGGCTTTTTCCGTTGGAGAGAAGCCTTGCCTGCTTATGGACTAGATAGCCGCTACGATCGGTTGCCCTTGCTGCCAGAGGTCATGATCTACCACGACGACGATGACGGCTTCGGCTCGGCCTGTGTGGTCGAGATGATGCGTCGAGCTCTTAGGCCAGAGCACACGATCGAATATTACCCGACCAACTACGGCCGCCCGTTCAACCTCTTGGTGTGTAAGGACAAGCACG